GAGGGTGTCGGCGGGGGCAGTGCGTTTGGTATAATACGTAAGGAGGTCTAGGATAAAACCTCGTGTAAGCGTGACGCGAAGTTGTTGCTCTGCTCGGCGGGAAAGGTAGCAGAAGGTGGCGGGGGCTTTGCCATGAACGGTGGGGGCGTATAGAGGAAAGGCGGTTTTGTCTTTTTCTATCTGTAAGGTGTGTAATATTGCAGCCGTGCGGGGCGGGCGTGAAAGTAACGCGGCAAACTGCGTATTAACGATACTTCGCCGAGGAAAGCGAGCAGGTTTGCCGTAACGTGTTTGCAGCCACTCCGCTACGTAGGGGCGCAAGCCGTGCAAATAGATTAGCATTTCTTTCTAGATAAATAACAAGTAATAAGGAGTAAAAAGCGGGGGCGGTGTTTTTCCCTTACTGCAAAAATAAAATAGAAAGGAGAAAATTTTAATTTGCTTTGTAATAGTTTCGCCGAGGAACTTTGCTTTTCAGATTTAATACCTTACTTTTGCGCCTGTCTTCTTAAATATTTTTATTAATTAAGTCCTGTTCTTTTAGGGGAAGTGTCCCCTTCGCGTTCTTACCTTACTCATAGGTTTTTACATACAGACAAGCCGCGAGCCGCCGCAGTCCGAGAGGATAGCGGCGGCTCTTCTTGTCGAAAAATTGTTTATAAGGTTTTACGCTTTGAAAAGTTGGAAGCTCAGCGAGGCAGGCTTCAACTCTTTGCGTAGGTAAGCACCCTGTGTAAAACGAATACGTACTGACTTAATCTTATCGGTTGTAGCGTCCGAGGCATCCTCACTGCCATCGGCACTAATTGTGGGGCGAAAAGAGCCGAGGTCTCCGAGGCGTATACTCTGATTATTTTTTGCGGCGGTGAGTACTACGTATTCGAGGGCTGAAATAACTGCCTTTGCATCGGGTTTCGTTACGGTCGTAGCGTATGCAATTTGCTCCGCTACATCGTCGGCGGTGAGGTGGTCTACTTTGTAAATCTGCGGATAATACTTAACTGCAGAGGTCTTTGGGTTTTTCTTTGCTTTAACTGTGTACTTAATCATTTTGGTGATGGTTTTAGTTGTTAGTAAAAGGTTGTTTTGTCTAGACTGTGCAAAGGTAGAGTAGGTAGTAGCGCACATAAAAGGACAAAAAACGCGCCACACAAAGGCAGCGCGTTCAACTCTAAAACACAAAACAACGGAGGAAAACCGTTAAGGGGTCGTTACTTCTTTTGCATCCTTGTGCTCATCTAGGGTCGTGAGCTGTACAAAAGGCACGGTGGGCGTTACATCGTGCCAGCCATTGAAGCGGCATACAAGGCGCAGGGGCATAAGTAGTATATCGTGAAAGGCGCATTCTAACGCTTGCTTCATCGTAAAAAGTTCGCGCTTATCCGAGCCGCTATTATTGCTTTGCGACTTACCTGGCACCGCGCCAACTAGGTTGGGGTGAATGTTATCGGCGTAACAAATTGTATTTGCAGCGGCTTGTACATCGTCAGCCCAATCGCCGCCAGCTGTGCCTGTGTCTATCTTTGTGATTTTTATATCGTGAATTTCTTTGCCGTCGGGGTTTACGTAGTAGGCACTTATCCAAACTTTACCCGTATTCTCAATTCCCGCTACAAAGTCTCTGATATTTTCCTTTTCTTTACGAATACGTGCGCGTTGCTTTTCGGGGTCTGTTATAAACTCCTCGCGGCAAATCTTTTCCCAATATCCTTGCTCAACTTCAACTTGATATTTTACGCTTGTATGGTTGCGAAGCATCGCGCGTTTGCCCACACTGATTAAACGCTTTTCGTCGTAAGAGCCGCCACGGAGTACGCTCGCCCAATAAGGCACGGGATAGTATTGACAGCCCACGGTTGGAAATTTCATTAAGAGGGCAAATTTGCGCCCGCGCTTTGCGGGGTGTGTTTTCCCATCGGCAAGGGGTTCGCGCCCCATCTTTTGCATAAGGTCGGTGAGGGGGTCGCGCTCATCTAGTAACGGAATTTTTTCTACACTACCAGCGGGGGGCAGTCCATCTCTGAAATTCCCGTAATAGACAAAGGGAATATGCCCGTTACGGTCGGCGGGGGCAAAGCGGCAATAGCAAGCCTCCTTGTGGCGGAGGCGATTAATACGCCGTCCATCGCGCGAAAGAATGATTACACAAACTGTGAAGTAAAAATACTTCATATCCGTAATTTGTTCCAAAAAGTAGGTGTTTAGACTTTGCCGCGCGGCCCAGTCGTTTGCCGCTTCTAAATTGTCATCGGGGCTGTAAAGGTCGGCAGTGCTTTTACGCTCAAAGCGCAAGCCCGCACCGTAACAAGTAAGGACGTTGAATAACTTATTTTCGGCTGTAACTTCGTCCGCGCCTACAAGGTTTGCTAGTTGGTAGGGTAACTGATCATCCCAGCCAAAGCGTACGTATGTATCGCCCTGAAAGCCTGGCACTGCATTTGTTGGCAAAGTTTTGCTCGGCAAATCAAAAACGCCCGTTGTGTCGGCCACCTCGGCGGTGGCGGCACTGAAAGCGGACGGGGTGAAACTGTAAAAATTGTTGTTCATTTTGGTAATTGAAAATTAGAAATTGAAAATAAAAAGTTTATAGTGAATTATCGTCTAAACGTTTCATCGCGGAAAATGATAACTTCTAGCATTTCATTGAAGCGGTCGGCAATACGCCGCCCGTAACGTTCACTAATTTCAGAGGCTTTGAGATTGGTAGTAAGGAGCGTAAATAGCTGCGCATTGTAGCGATACTCTATCAAGTCAGTAACGGGCGTAAGCGCATTCCCGTAATTCAAAACCTCGGAGGGTTCGCGCCCCACATCGTCCACGGCTAGCATCGGTTTGCGCATAAGGTCGTGAAAGGCACGATATTCCTTTGCGTATTCGGGCAGGTCTTTTGCCGCCACCAATACCATTCCCTTTGCCACGGCATCGGGCGGGAAAGCACCACGGTCGTAAAGATAGTTTATCGCCGAGCGCAAGGCATGGAGCAGCGTGGTTTTGCCATTACCAGGCGTTCCGCAAAACATTACACCAAACTTGGAGGTCGCGGCGGTGAGCATACGGGCTAGTTTGCCGATTGCCTCGGTCGTTCCATCGGTTTGTATAAACGTCCGCCGCCTGTAAGCAACTTCGGCTTTGTAAGCCGCAAGAAGCAGCTCGAATGCTTGATTTTCAGTAAGCGGGAACTTAAAACGTGGTACTATAATCTTTCGAGCTAGTAGCTGAGAAGCCAGCCTCTCCACGCCGAGCCGCTGTGTTTGCTGTGTTTCGAGAGTTACCATTTTTTGCTATATCGTTGGTTTGCCATGAGCGGGCGGCGGCTTTCCAGTTTTGCATTGGCACTGTACCAACACGCCAGCCGTTGCTTTCGTAGTGATTGAAGAACTTAACGGCATCGACTTTCGTTAAATTCTCTTTTTCAACAAAGGTTTTCACTTCCTCGGGGGAGGGGGGAAGAAAGGACGCCGCTTGCGGCGAACTTTCTTTTATACTCTTTTCTTTCTTTTCTTTTCTTTTATTCTCTTTTATTTGTGGCTTTTCTTGGGAAGAAATCGGCTTTTCTTGGGAAGAAATCGGCTTTTCTTGGGAAGAAATCGGCTTTTCTTGGGAAGAAATCGGCTTTTCTTGGGAAGAAATTTTTTCAGTGTCGGTGTCTAGAAGGTTGTATTTTGTGATTGCGCTGCGCCGTCCCGCGGTGCGATTAATACTTAAATAGCGTTTTTGAATACTGCGCGAAGTATAAACGTTTCCCGTTTCATACATCGTAGCTGAGAGTAATCCGAGCGAGAGGAGGTTCTTAATCACTTGCAGTATATACGTCTCGTCATATCCCGTTTGTTCTGAAATTATGAAAGGCATATCCTCATCGCTTCCAATGTAATACCCATTCTTATAAATAAAACACAGAAGCAGGACATATACTGTGACAGCTTTGCCACCTTGCCGCTTGATTAGCTTACGAATTTTGATATCGTGGAAAAGGTCCACATCTAAGGGAAAGTATTCCAACCCGCTTTTAACTGTTCGTCCCATACGTTTAATTTGTTTTTGTCTGTTATTAATTGGTTCTTTGCATATTTGTGAGGTTTTTAGTTATTATATGTATTGTTAGCAAAAGGTTGCGTCAAAGGTAGCGGGCGAAGTACCAGCGTCCCACTCGGCGGCGTTATAGCTTATATCCGTGGGTTCGTCCATTGTAAGCATAAAGTACAAGCCCGTGCAGCCGTTGATAAACTCGCCGCCTAGTTCCTGTGAGCGTATATCTTCAAAGTTCAAAAATAGCATACGGTTGTTATGTTTATCCTCATCAAAGAGTAGGCGGCTTTGAAACTGCCTATAAACTTCGCGGCAAAGGTCGCGGGCGGCGCGCTGCGAAGTCATATCGCCATACTTAAAGCGGCGAAGTATAAACGTTGTGAAAAGCCGCCGCCGCGTCCAGCCTCCACCGCGTTGCCCCGTGGTTTCGTCGCATACGTCCGATACGGCCACAAAGGAACTCCATCGCTGGTAGCGGCGTAAAAGTTCCTCCAAATAGTTCACACCACTACAAGTGCAAAACTGAAAGCCCTCCTTTTGACAAAGGACGTTTTCGGAGGTGAGCTGCTTAATGTAACTTATATAGTCAAACACTGCTTGAAAAGGTTTTACGGTTTTAATACTTTACTTTTCCATAAGTAGTAAACTAAGAAGCCTACAAAGACTAAAAGAAGCACATCCCACCACCTCAAAAAAGCAAACTTGCTTAATAATTGTCGCGTGTTATTTGTTTCTTCTTTTTGTTCGTTTTTTTTATTGGTGCGGGCTGTGCTATCTTTACGTTCAAGGAGGCCTTTGCGGCTTTCAGAAAAGGCGTAATGTGTAGCCCCCTTGTTATATCCCGTGCGTACCTTTACGGTTGTAAGATATACTGTATCATTTCGCGTTTCGCGCTCAATATATATGCTATCTACCAGCGCGAGCGTATCATATTGAAAGCGCGTAACGATAACTGTATCAGTAGCCGTTTTTTTTTCTGTGAGTAGCTGCAAATACGATTTCTCCATCTCGCACACCGTGGCGCGAGAAGTAGAGCTGCAGCTAGACAAAGCGAGAGTAGCATATAAGGTAGCAACAAAGAATAATATATAAGGTTTTGGCATCGTTTGCGTAGGTTTAATGGTTTCATTCAATATATAGAGAGAAAGGCGGGAAATCAACTTTGTGCGTAACTGTCAAGCGGTGAAATTGCTCATCGCCCGCCGAGGCAGGGTGAATGCTAGAAAGCGCTTGCACTGGGAAAGGTTGTTCTGTATTACCTAGTAGCAAATGTGAGCCGTCCGTAAGCGTAAGCGCGTAAGCTAGCTTTGCGTGTGGGTTGAGTAGCTGCGTTTTGCGAAGGTGAATATCGCCGCCGGTTGTAGAGTTTGTGCAAATATCCGCTTTGAGCGTACTTGTAAAGACTAGCAGCCCGTCTGTATACTCGCTCGAAACTTCAAGCGTCGGGCGTGCCGTTCCAAAAGACACAATAGGCAGCTCGCCTAGTGCGAGTTCATCAAGTGTTTTTTCCAGCTTTCTTTCGCCTTTATAGTACGCGCGATATATCGCGGGGTATAGTTCAAATAGTGCGTTATCAGAAAGTATATCGGCTTTAAGCACTAGTATTTTTGTTATTTGCTGTATCATAAGGGCGGGAGTTTAACCAAAGAAAAACGTTTTATCCTCCTTTGCGTTGTTGTAAAAAAGCTCGTGCGCGGCGCGTTCTGAGCTATCGGCATAAGCGGGAAAAACTGCTATATTTTTTTCCATGAGGTGCAAAAGGTAGCGCGTCTCTTTATCCAGCGTTGCGGGCGAAGCTCCGTTTACTGCATCCGTAAGCCACAAAGCAGCGTAATAGATAGCCGTCACTGTTTGTACTGTCATATCCGAACGGAGTAGAGCAACGTTATCTTTTTCGAGAGCCGCCATCTGCTCCATACTGATAAAGCGGGCAAGGCGGAGGCGGGCGGTTTCGAGGCGCGGGCGAAGCATTTCAAATTCGTCTTCATAAACGGTTTTACCATCTAGTTTGCAGCCGTGCGCCCTTGCCGTTCCCGCATCGTATATAAGGCGGGGCATAAGTTCGCAAGCGCGCTTATAGGTATAGTTTACATTGTCGGCGCAAATTGTATTTACCAGCGTGTGGCGTGTTTCGCTTTCTTCAAGTATAAGGCTTTCTAAGAGTGCGTTAACTCTTTCACGGCTTGCGGGGGCTGTTTGGTCGTTACTGACAACTCCAAAGCCCGTGGGCGTGAGTACGAGGTCGAGACTAGGAACGGCATCGCGCGCGGCCTTTTTGCATACGTAAGTATAAGCGGCGTTTTTGAGTGTATCATTTCCCGCGTCTGCAACGGTTGCCACTGTAAGGGGCGAAAGCAGCTCGTCGGCAAGGCTTTCGGCGCGTTCTAAATACGGGGTTATCTTTTCAAATACAAAACCGTCGGGGGCGGCAAAGGTTGGTAACAACTTATCGAATATGTTTTGTGTAATAGTCATTATTGTCGTGCTTTTAATGTGAGATCTTTGTATTCAGTTGTAGCATCAAAGGAAGGGCAGGATTTCGCGGCAAAGTCCCTGTGTCCGTGAATTTTGCAGCCCTTACAAGCGGGCATCGAAACAAGGAACGAAAGCAGATCTCTCAAAGCCGCCTTTTGAGCAGCCGTGCGCGTATCTTTCGGCGTTACACCATCGGCGGCGCACCCTCCTATATAGCATATTCCAATACTTTTCCTGTTATGTCCCTTGCAGTGCGCGCCCACCGTTTCCAGCGTGCGCCCGTTTTCGATAAAGCCATCAAGGTCGATTACGTAATGATAGCCGCAACATTTCCAGCCCCGCGCTTTGTGCCATGCGTCTATATCCTTTTCTTTGAAGTCTTTGCCCTCGGCGGTGGCGGAGCAGTGAATGATTATTTCTTTTATCTCTCGCATAATAGTATTAGTAGTTAATAAAATAAACTCTCGTGCAGCTTATTAAAGTTGTGTACAAAGCGTTTGTGTAGGAATAGCTTTTCCATCGCGTAGCCGTCCGTGCCGTGCTGATTTGCCCGCCGAGGAATAGGCTTTTCCCACACCGCCACAAAGTCTGCGGGCATTTCATATTCAGATACTAAAACGGGATAAGGGAAAGAGCGCAAAAAGTCATCAAAAGCCGCGTGGTCAAACTTGTCGCAGTATGAGTTACAGACCCCCCTATAAGGTGGGTCGGCATAAAACACCGCGTTTGTCTTTATAGTCTCGGGCAAAGCCGTTAAGAAGTCCTTATAGTCTTTCTTATATACTGTAAACCTTTCCAAACTTTGCAGCCTTCCCAAACTTTCCAAACTTTGCAGCCTTCGCAAAGTTTGGAAACTTTCCAAACTTTGCAGCTTTTGCAGCCCGTCCACGTTACTATTTCCGCGTGTTTTGCTATAATCACGCAAAAAATCGAAGAGTTTGTCGCCCGTCTTTATTTCTTTTGGTATAAGGCGGGGCATATACGCTCTTATAGGCTTTAAGTCTTCATATACGTAAGCCCACCAGAGGCAGCGTTTGTATGTCTCTATATTCCGTCCATACATATAGCCATTTTGATTATTTCCAAAAGACCAGCAAAGGCGCACATAAGGGTCACTATCTTTCAGCTTTTGAAAATCTTCGCGGCTTATCCAGCGCGTTTCGTTTTTGTATTTCCCGTTTATAGCATCTAGAAAAAGCCGAGGTGCATCGCCGAGGTCGTTTGCTACAAACTTTGCGTATTTGCCCGCAAGCATTGCCGCGTGTGTAACGGCACACCCTCCCGCGAATATGTCAACAAACACCTCGGCGGGGGGCAAAACGCATACAATTTGCCGTGCAATCAAATTTTTGCTCCCCGAATAAGGGACACCGAAGCGCCTTTGATTTGAGTGGCGGTTAATCATAGTTTAGCGGGAATAAAAGCGGTGAAACATTGCGGGTCTGTTTTGTGTACTATTTGGTTGCACGTGTGGAGCGGCGCAACTTCTTCACAAGCGGCAATACCTTTGCGCCCTGTAATAGTGGGCGCAGTGAATGCATACGGGGCGCGCGTTGTTATTTTTTCCATAGTGCGACTAATTATTTTGCTCAATCCAAAGCGTTATAATACGTTCTTCATCCCAGTCGGGGTGCAATTCGTGTTGCTGTTGGTAAAAGCCATTGTTCAGAATAGCGCACCTAGCAGCATCGCGGCGGTCGCACCGTCCAGCATATCCGAGAGCCGCAATAAGGAAAATTCCAAAAAACACCCAGCCCACGGTTCTTGCCGTGCGTGTGTGCAGTAGGTTCATAATCTGTTTCATAATGTAGATAAAGTTTATAAGAGTGAATAATAAATAATCGTTTATTAGTTATAGGTTTCGTCAAAGGAACTATCAAACACCCCGCCACTTTGTTTGCCGTCTGTAAGCATTGATAGCCCGTCCACTGTATATTGATACGTAATTTTCATTTGCGCCATGTCATTTAGTGAGCTTGTAGGTTCATACGTAGCGTCTTTCGTAACGGTTGGAACGATACGCCCCGTGCTTATAACTTCGCCCGTGCAAAGGGCAAGTGCAAAATCCGAGGCAGCTCCTTTGTATCGAAGCCCCGCGAGGGGCAGCGTTAAAGCCTCTAACTCGGTTGTATCTGATACTGTAACATTCCTTTTTCGCCCGTTTGCCACTACCTGTGTAAAATCTGCTTTCGGTTTCCACGTCTTTTGAGAAAGTAGCAGCGTATCGGGCATTCCCATCGCGTTATAGAAAAACATTTGCCCCGCCACTCCCTGTTTGGCATCATACGTAACGGCAAATAGCGTATTGCCCTCGGCATCTTTTACATAGGCAAAAGCCGTAAAACTTTGCGCGTCCCATTGTGTAGCATTTGCGGCAAATTTTTCCACCGTTGCCCACACCCACGTAGTAGAATAAAGCGAGGGCGTGTCCGCGCCTGTACTAGTATAAATAGCGGTTGTTGGCAGTGTTTGACTAAAAGCGTAATTTGCATTTGCAAAAGCCACCGAGAGTAACACCGTCGGTGCGGCATCGCCTTTGTATAGGAATGTAAGGTATTCGCGGGCGTTTGTAGCAGTCATACGCCGTGCGTTTGGATAAAGCGTAAGCGCACGCAACGGGTTTCCGTTACTGTAAAAGTCGCTCATATTTGCATACATAGCGGAGCTAGGGAAAACCGTTACATTTTGCGTAAGTTTTATATCGCCTGTGTCATTTAGAATTTGTATTGTAATATCTATCACCCCCCCGCCAGCAATCGTTTGCGTTTCGCTCGGCGTGGAATATCCTTTTATATTTTCCATAAAATCAAAAACCGCCTCGGTTTGGTACGTTCTTACTACTTCATCAATACCAAACACCGCCACCGTTCCCCCCGCATCGCTTCTTAAAGAGGCATCAAAAATCAACGTATTTTGCGTTTTACTCCCGTTCGTGGTTTTAACATTTAGAGCCGTATAAACTTTAACACTATAAAAAGTGCTTTCCGAGCCGCCTGTTATCAAAATTTCGGCGAGTTCAGAGCAAAAAGCGTATTTATGCGTGAGAGAAATCTCCATCGTTAGCTAATCAAATTTGGTTCAGAATATATATCCCAGCCTCGTCAACTATAATAAGGCGGCGACTGCCCCCCTCCTTAAAGCTCCGCTATTACAGAACGGGGTGGGGGGGTAAAGCGTAGCATATATTCGAGCGGCTTTCGTCTTATTTTGTTCCCCATAACACCACCTGGAAGAAGTGAGGGCTGTCAGGCAAGGGAATGTTTTTCCAATCGGTTGCGCATATTGCTGCGCGGCAAGTGTTTCAGAAATTAGAAATAAAACTCCTAAACTTTGAATTTTTGCCATATTTTTTATATTCTCAATATTCATCATCTTTTCGCTTTAATTCCGCTTTTACGTGGGTTAGGAAATTATTATAGAGCAAAAGTAAGGCGACTAGTTATTATTTGTGCGTTTTAGAGAGTTTTTTTTTGTTGTACGTTTGAGCGGCTTTTTGTGGAAAATTGAAAAGTTATAGTGTATAGTTCATAAAATGTAAATTATATGGATTATAATTTGTGGGGTCTCGCGGCGCATTTCTTATTCGCTTTCGGCGGGGCGTTTTTTTGGAGGTCGCCCTCGTTTGGTGGTTTTAATGCGGACGGGTCTCGCTGTAACGTTTGGCAGGAAACGGAGGATATAACGGACGTGGGCGAGCTGATGTTTGGTGAGCTTTGCCCGCAGGGGGGCGGGGATATAACGATATATAAAAAGGTCTATAAGCTGCTCGGGGGGGAGGTGCGCCGCGTTTTTGCGCATTACAAAGCACAGTTCCTCGGGGCGGAGCTGTAAGGGGGTGTGGGGGAGGTCTAAATGGACGAACATAGTTTTTGCGGTGTTATAGGTAAACTTGCAGCCCGTCAATGGAGCGCAGGGCGATTAAGCGGAGGGCGCGTATCTGATTACTCGGGCGGAGTTTAAGGCGCACTAAGCCGCCACGTTGATGGTGGGCTAGGAAGTAGGCTTGTGGATAATGGATAACTTCGCCGCTTGTAAGGCGATAGGCTGTTATATCGTGTGCGCCTTTGTCGCTTTTCAAAAGGCGGAGGGCATCGGGCAAACTTATGGTAGTGCGTTTCATTCAGATATTATTTTAATTCCAATTACTACTAGCACCGAGTATAGCACGGGCGGTTTGTGGAAATTTTTCGCAGCCTAGATAGAGAGTATCCCATGCGTCCGAGCCGTCGGTGCGAGCTTCAAGGCGGTCTTCCTCGGTTTCGGCGAGCTTTTCGCCGCGTTTATCTTTTTTGCCGTTGTAAACGCCAGCGGTTTGAATACTTACTAAGAGGTCGGCGCACCCTACTTCATTAAAGTAGGGCGTAAGGCGTTCGCCACCGTCAAAAGCACGGTTTATTAGTAAATGCTTTTCGGCGTGGTTCATAGGTTGCCCGATGTAAACGGGTTGCACAGTCCAGCCGTTTTTGTGCAATTCCTGTGTAATTACGTACTTAAAATCTTCGTTGTTTACTGCGTAATTGCTCCCGAGGGCTGTGCTGTCATAATAAAATACTACTTCATGACGGGGGAGGGGGTTGTAATATCTGCAAAAATCTTGGATAAGGGCGGGGAGCTTGCGGTTGTATTTTACGTAGAAAGCGCGGAGGGTGTTAAGGCGGGCTGCGCCCTCATCGGGTTGACCGCATACAAGCCAGTTTATATTACGGTTGAAGTCAAAGGCAATACAGAGCGGGCGGTCGGTTTGTATGTCTGCATCAGCTCGGCAGTCGGGGGCGGAGGGTGTGGGTTGCCACGGGAGATTGTCTAGGTAGCTAAAATTTGCGGCGGTGTACTTATGTGAGGGTTTAAGGCTGCTATAAAAACCGCCTTGCACGGTGTGGACGGGAATACAGAGAATGGAGGTTTGAAAGATTAAGGGCGGGAGGTCGCGTTTTTGTTGGCGTATGTATTCTTCGCCTAAAACCTCCATATTTGTAAGGCTGCTGTATTTACGATACAAGGTGCAGTGGCGGCGGAGCTGTGAAAGGTAGCGGTCGCAATAGCTAATATTCCAGCGGTTGTGCTTCTTTTGGAGGTCTGTAAACTGGTCGGGGTGCGCCTTTATTTGCGCGGCTTGTGCAAGCCAATGTGCGCGCTCTGTGAGCAGGCCTTCTATTCCTTCAACAAGGTCGGCGGTTTGCTTCTTTTCGTAGTTAAGAAACCAGCTGCCTCGGTGTGTAAGGGGCATATCACTTGTAATAAGCATTCCATGGTGCCACGGGCATTCGCCAAACTCTCTTTGTTGCCCTCGGTTCGCTTGAAAGGTTTCGTTTTTGAGTTGGTCGAAGTCTATAAACTTTGCTTCGTCAATGTCTATAAAATCGAAACTCTTTGAATTTGAAGTACCTATACGGTCTTGTGATATGATTTGCGCGATACTACCATTATAAAAACTTATGATATTATCCCAATTCTCAGGAACAATAAGGGGGAGCTGCCAGCCTAGCTTTTTGTCGGGGCGTTTGCCAATTTCCCAATGTAAGCCGCGCTTATATCCCCATGCCTCCCAGTGCATCGTCATACTAGGTATGGTGTTTGTTTTTGCCCGTATGGCGTTGGGGGCAACGATGGCGGTGGTTGAGCGGGGCATAGCTTGAAAGTTGCGCAGGTTTATAGCGGCGTGGAGCAGTCCTTTGCCCGTGCCGCGCCCCGCTACAATTACGCTTGTGTGAGCGGCGATGGCGCACACTTCGCGTTGCATTTGGTTGAAGTAAACTTGCATTACCTTTCGGTGTCTTTGATATACCTAGCTAGTAGTTTTTCGGTTTTTTCTTTGATATTAGGAATACGTTGGAAGCCCGCCACGGTGGGATCGGCTGTTATCTCAAAGGTTTGAGGAACAATTTGCGTATAGTCGGCGCGGGTGGGTTCGTCGGCATCGAGCTTTGCGTATTTGCCGAGGGCGTTAAGCGCAGAGACAAAAGCGGAAACGTTGTTTTGGTCGCGTGCCATCTGAAAGGCTTCTTCAAGGCGTTGCATAAAGAGGAAACGATAGTATTCCGTTGTACACTGGTTCATATCACCTAGTAGGGTCTTTACGATACGTAGATCGGCAAGGGCGGTGGCGGGGCTTACTGCATAGTTGGTAGTAAGGCGTGAAAGTAGGGCTTTATCGGGCAGGGAGGGATAAGTAAGCCAATGTACGTAGGTATCGCGCAGGCGCATAATGCGTTCGCGGTTGCTCTGTGTAAGCCCCGCTTCCAGCATTTCCTTTTCACTTGCGAATAAAAATTCTTGTATGCGTTGGAGGTCGCGAGTTATCATTTTTGATAATTGATTAGAAAGGGCGGTTTCTGTATTTGCTTAGGGACTTTCTGAATTAGGTGCGGGGGCGTTATTACGTTTACGTCCTAATAATAATATATTACGTCCTAATAATAATATATTACGTCCTAATAAATTATTATTACGTCTTAAAAGATATAGCGGGGCGGCATCTAGGCGGTCGTTTACTTGCTCCGTGTTTTTCTTCCAGCCTTTGCCGTGGTCTTTTTATCTTTTGCGGTGGCTTTACCGGCCTTTGCGGTCTCGGCGGTGTCGGTGGCGTTGCTGTTTGCACCAGCGGCGTTGGCGGTGTTATCGTAGCTGTCGTAACGTTCCCATGCTGCGCGATATTTATTGTCAAGTTCTGAAAGTAGTTTTAGGTGTTCGTAGCGGTCGCAGGGCTGTGCGTTATCCAGTGCGCGAACGGCTGCGTATTCTTCTTTCAGTTTGCGAAACGTTTCGCCATTTGTTTCGTAGATAGCTTGTATCTCGGCGGGTAACTGGTCGTGGTCGGTGCGTTTGCCTCGGTGCTGTGCGGGGGTGTTATTTTTTATGGTGTCGGCGGCGGCGGGCGGTGCTTGTATATCCAAAAGGCGCACCTCGCGAATAGTCAAGCCGTCGAGCCGTATGCGTAGGTATTTGCGAAGCTCATAATCTAGCTTACTAGCTAGCTGTGCAGGGCGGCGCAAGAAGTTTTGATAGAGTATGCGGTTACGTGAAAGTGCAAGGTAAAGCTCTGCACCTTCTCGGGGGTCTCGCTCCGTGGCGGGTGTGTCTAAGTAGGTTTGTAGCTGTTTAGTTAGTTTATCGTCCATAATATGCAAATTTAGTTGATAGGTATAAAGTAGCCTTTCTTTTGGGCGTTAAGCCCCGTTACGGGCGTTATGGTGAGTTCTAGTTTTTGGCAAAGGTGGGGCTTGCCGTGTAGCAGATAAATCGCGGAGGGGTCGTAACGATTTAGATTATCTAAAAAATCTGCTTCAACAATTACGCGCGAGTCTATATTAACGCTTGCGGGGTGGCGAAAAACGCTTATACCCGTTGTGGCGTTTTGTTCTATTCTGAAAGGGTCGTGCGGGTCGTTGGGAAAGCTCCCCTCATATACTTCGGTTGGTAGGCGATATTCGTAATCTTTATTCCCTCCCTCTATTACGCGCGTTCCTAGTGGTTGGCAGTAGGTGAGGTTTACTGTGCCTTTGTATTGTGAAACTTCTGTTTTGTATGTTATCTTGGCGGTTGTGTTATCTTTTAATGGGACGTAAGCTACTTCGATAACATCGAGCTTGCTGTCGGTGGGTATTTCTGTTTCATCGCAAATAATATCTGAGGGGAGGGCGGTTTCGTCGGCGGGGGCTGTAACTGAGCCTGTTGTTAGTAGCAGTGTATAGGGTTTCCTGTCGGTGTTTGTTAATTCGGCTGTATAATCATGTGAGATATAATAGTATTTTATCCCGTCGGTTGTATCATGGTAGAGATAGACTTTTGCGGGGTTTGCGTAGTCGCTGCTAAGTCCGCAGCTTGTTATTTCCACTTGCCTGCAAGGTACGATTTTCAGCTCGGACGTGCCGTCGGTTGTAGCGGTGCGGTTGAGGGGGTGATACATTCCTATACGTTGTATAATAAAATCGCCCGTGCTTAATGTATCGTCTGTTATCTCGGTGTCCTTGAATATTATTACGTAGTAGCCGAGGGTTTTATCGTCTGCTTTGCCCGCGTAATAGATTTTGCGGGCAAAGTCGCGCAGGTTCTTTATATAATATGTGTCGGTGGTGTCGGCGGCGCGTTTTGCCGTGAAAGCTGCGGCGATATCTGTTGTGGGGTCGTCGGTGTCTAGGTAGTCGGTGTTTATGCCGCAATAATTTACAAGGTCGTCAGAGAGTTTAAGAAAGTTGTTATCTTCTGCAAAGGCGTAATTTACGGGGGTGTCGCCTACCTCAGCGGCGAGGTCGTCGTCGTAGTCTTTATCTACCTCGGCTGTAAACTCATTTACTATATTGTCTATACGAATGTAATTTGTGGCGGTGTCGGCCTCTTCGCTGTTTGCCGCGTCTGTAAGTCCTTGTAGGCGGTTTACTATCTTATAGCTTTTGCCCGTTATGATAAATTGCACGCCAAAGAAGCGGCTCACTTGTGCAAAGAATTCCTTTAACGTCCAGTGAGGTAGTATGGCTTTAAGGCTTTGCGTGGGGCGGGCGTTGGCTATAAAAACGCGGCTTCTCCAATCAGTAGCAAGTACGTCGGTGCTTTTACCTGTGCCGTCCTCTTCAAGTGTATAGCCGAGAACGCTCATTATCTTTTCGATAACAAGATAAAAATAAGGTTGAAAGGCAAAGGTTTCCTCCGTGTTGCCGTTGGTTTCTGTTACACAATATTGGAAGCTGCCCCCCATACTGGATAATTGGTATGGGCAAGGCTGCGGGGTGTTCCATTTGCCGCCTTCTAGGAGGCGTATGCTGTATTGTGTATGTATGGTGGGGCTGTCAGTGCTTGTACTGTCATCAATAAAAACACCCGTCATCATTGGATTTACTAGTACATCTTCCTCGGCGTTATAGATAGGGAAAAGCACGGCAATATTACTCCCGTTTGGAGCGTGTCGGTAGCTGAAAGTTCCTCCGTTGGGGTTTGCCATATCTAGTAGGTAACGGGCAATACGGCTCATATAGTCCGTGGCGGGCGCATCGCCCCAGCCTGAGTTTGTGAAGTAAACGCCTTGTACGAGATCGTCAACGTAAACGGCTTCGCTGTATATGCTTGTAACGCCCGCCGCCTCTGCATCGGCGGCGGTTTGCGCGGCGTTGGCGGTGAGCTGTAACTTTGCATTTTCCTTATCGTATTGCGTAACGCGGGCTGTGCCTGTCAAAGTCAATACGCCACAATATAGCTTAAACTCGTATTGCTCCGTGGCGGTGGGCAAGGGGTTGCTCTGTAAGTTGAAAAGCGGCGTAAGGTTGAGCGCCTTAACGTTGCGCGGTTCATTTTTCAAAGGTAGCGTTACATCTAGTGTATAATCGCCGCCACTGCTCAGTACGGGGTTTTCCCGCGTAAGTTTAATACTTGTTTTACTTTGCGGGAATACTTGTTTGTTGTTAAGATAGAGTGTAAACAAAATAGGACGTTATATAAACAAGTTTTTTGTTTGCGGGGGCGTTATTCAGTTTTAAGACGCTGCGGCTTCAAGCGCGGCTATACGGGCGTTAAGCGTGTCCCAATCGGGATAGGCGTTTAGTTTTTTCTTATCGCCCGCCGACATTACGCCTGCTGCGCTCTCGGTGGCTACGCCAATACTTATTTTGCTTCCTTCTTCGCCGCCGAACGAGGGCGTAATGTCAACGTAGTAAGGTCG